GGCGTATTGTAGAATTATCCAGAGAACTAGACTCAATTGATCTTTTAAGCATACTAGAGGATATGCTAGAGGCTGTTAATCAATTAAAGTATCACTTGACTTTAAAATAAATGCCATCATATACATTTGAGAATAAAAAAACTGGTAAAGTTTGGACTGATATTATGACCATTGATGAAATGGAAAAGTATCTAAAGAAAAATAAAAATGTTAGACAAATTATTACAAGTATTAATATTGTTGCAGGTGTTAGCGGTATGTCATATAGAAGTGACAAAGGGTGGAACGAAACATTAAGTAAGATTGCAGAAAAACACCCACAAAGTAAACTAGCACAGGACATGGGAACTAAAAGTACAAAACAAATTAAAACAGAACAAGTGATGGCAAAACATAGAAAAAAATGGGCAAGTAAAAGAAATGCAAAATCTAAATAATAAAGTACAGAGCGAGCAACTGAAAAACAACGGTCGTATACCAGAGTCTAATAGGTCAATCCGCTCATTGTACAATCACACAAAGGGCAGGAATGTCCTTAATAAGATAATCCTGCCCGCTGTAGTTGGATTATTATTAACAGGATGTTCAGAATTTGCTTTACTAACATCTGGTGCTGGCATTGCCGTTAATAACAATGCCTATGTAAAAGCATACAACGGGATTGATTTCGCAACAACGATTAAAACAAATAAGTCTATTAAAACACACGCCTATGAGAACGTAAAGAAATCAATTGAGACAGCAAAAGAAATAAAAAAAATCACGCAAGAGCAATTAGAATTACAAAACGAACTTAAACATTTAAAAATGAAAAAGGAGGTAGAAAACTATGAGCAATGATATACCTGATTTTATGAGAGAGTTTGATACAAGCGTTGACTTTGGTTTTACTCCTGTGTCAAGTAAACCTTCAGAAAGCAAATCAACACCTGCTGTTGATACAAAAGCATTAGAGGGTACGAACATTGAATTAGCAAAAGTTAAATCGGATGTTTCATCAATTAAATCTATGATGAACGAAGTTATGCAGATTGTGTCCGAAAAAGAAACCGTGAATAAAGAGATAGAAGACGCAGATGTAAAAAAACGATTTAAAGAAATTGAGAAAGTTGTATTGCCGTTTTTATATAACTTATCAAAGTCAAACGAGCCGTATATTCATTGGCCTAATAGAGGTCCTATTATTAAGGCACAAATGGATAAACTGCTAAAACTTACAAGGGGATAATATGTTAGAGATCAAAACACATCATAAAGATTTAAAACGAGAAGTGAATAAAGTTGAGTCAAAAAGAAATATTGACAGATCAAATAAATCATGGTACGATTTAAGAACCTTGAAGAAAATTAAACTAAATGCAAAGGATAAACTATATGCGATTAAGCAAAAACTTCACTCTTAAAGAGTTAATTAAGAGCGACACAGCGGTTCGTAAGGGTATTAATAATAACCCTAACGAGGATCATATAGAGTCTTTAGAGCGCTTATGTACTAATATTTTACAACCAGTACGGGATCACTTCGGTAAAGTAGTTTCTGTATCATCTGGCTTTAGGTCAGGTGAGTTGTGTATTGCCATAGGTTCATCTTTAAACTCACAGCACGCTGACGGCCAAGCAGCCGACTTCGAAATATTCGGAGTTTCTAACAGAGAGGTTGCCGACTGGATAGTTGACAATCTAAACTTTGATCAATGTATATTGGAGTTTCACAAACCAGAAGAACCTAATTCTGGCTGGGTTCATTGTTCCTATAAGAATGATGAAGAAAATAGACGAGAATATTTAAGAGCGTTTAGAGACGCAAATGGTAGAACCGTCTATCAAAAAGAATACTCTAAATCAAAAGGTCCAAGTAAAGACGATATAAACAATTCATTAATAGGTGAATAACGCTTGACAATATAACACAATTGTTATATAATAATAGTATGAAGGATAATTATGGCATTTAATCATGTAAAACTTGACGAGAGTCACCTTCCTAAATCATTAGGAGTAAAAGGTAAAAATTTAGAGGGCATAAGATATTACACCATTGATGGTGTTAATATGCCCTCTGTGACATCAATTCTAGGTTCTATACCAGAACGAAAAGCAAAAATAGAAGCATGGCGACAATCAGTTGGCGAAAAGATGGCAAACTATATTTCTGTATCTGCTACCAACAGAGGTAAATCTACTCACAAACTTATTGAAAATCATTTAAATAATGCAGATGATAAGAATGTAGGTGTGACCGCTGTGACAGCATTAGGTCTGTTTAGAATTATAAAACCATATCTTGCAAGACTAGATAATATTCATTGTTTAGAAGAGTATCTATATTCAAAAGAATTAGGAGTTGCAGGACAAGTGGATTGTGTCGCAGAGTATAAAGGTAAACTATCTGTGGTTGATTTTAAGACCTCTACAAAAAGAAGAGACGAAGAATATAACTATGGCAATTTCTTACAATGTTCAGCATATGCTAAGATGTTTGAAGAGTTATATCCTGGTAAAAAAATAGAACAAACGGTTGTTTTGGCTGCGTGTGAAGATGGATTTGTACAAGAGTGGGTACATGGTCCTGATAAGATTAAAACACACCAAGACCTATTCTATAAACACACAGCAGATTTTCTTATTAGAAACAAGGAAAAGTTGACTCAAATTACTAAATAGTTATACTGGTCAATAGAAATTCGGAGAGACTACCAAATAAATTCAGGTGATTTAAAGCAATCCTACTTGCGACCTTAACTGCTAAAGGGATATATGCAAAAGATTTTAATTTTTATTATCGTACTATTTGCGACAAGTGTTTACGCTGAACACAATAGATACGACCTAAATAAATATAATTTTTACTTCTTAGACTTACCAGGAGTATGTGGTACTCCTGCAGAGGTAAATAAGTACATAGAAGACCACGAGTTTAAAGCAACAGAGGTTTCTTTAGGCCGTGAATCATCATCACCAGATGGCAATCCAGTGTATATGATAACTATGTGGGCAAACGACAAAGGTGAGAGATTGGCAACAATTGACATCGCTCAAGGCAATGAAAGATGTATGATATTTCACACCTTTGATACAACAAAAGTTGAAGACGGACAATTAAAACAATGAAAACAATAATGACTATATTATTTGCAGGTGTATTGCTAAGTGCTTGTTCTATCAAAGAACCAAGACTATCATTTGGTAAAAAATGTGCAGTAAAAGAAGACAAGGTAGTTTATTCATATATTTGGTTATATGATAAAGAACCAGGTCTACCAGCAAATAAAAAGAATTGCGATCAGATCGCTGACTAATTATATGGGAGGGTTGATCTCTCCCTTATAATATGTTATAATAAATTATGTTATTGAATAGTAAAAAGTTTGGTTTAATTATTGAAAAGATAGTTAAAGAAAAAAGAATAACATACATGGATGCTGTACTTAATTATTGTGAAGATAATAATTTAGACTCAGGTTCAATTAACACATTAATAAATAAATCACTAAAAGAAAAAATACAAATAGAGGCAGAGAAGTTGAATCTGATTGAAAAAACAAATTCAGCCAAACTACCATTATGAATAGTTATGAAGCATACAAACTTTATCTTGCAGTTAAATTACATTTTTTAACGGACAATTACGATTTCTTTAAACACAATGCAAAAGTTAATTCATCATTTAATACTTTTCTCAAAAGAAACGACAGGTTCTTTTTTCACAAACTGGTTACTAAATATAAACCTGACGAATTACTTGATTACTTTGTTGCTAACTTTGCATCTAATTCTAAAACATGGATAGGAGATTTAGTAAGAGCAGATGGTGAAACTACCTACAACAAATGGCGAAAATATAATGAGTCGTTTACATACAATTTTCGAAGTGATATTGTACGGATTAGTAATGACGCTAGTGACGCTAATGTTCGGTTTGATGATGCTCTTCGGGTACATAGTGGGCAACATCCTAGATTGCTACGATTATTTCTTTCGAAACAAGTCTCAATTCAAACAATCATCATCATGGATAAAATACTTGCGTTTGTTAAGAATTGGGATAAAGAAATTGCCGAAAGTGTTATCTGGCCTGAAATCTCACATAAGATTGCCAGACTAAGTCCTTTTATAAAGTTTAACAGGACTAAATGTAAATTTATTATGAAAGAAATATTTTTAAGTGAGAAAACTAATTAACAATAAAAAGGTTCCTGAATTAAAGAAACCAGTTAACTTAACAATACTAACAAAGTGTCCTTTGAAATGGCAGATAAGAGACTTAGAAACAGGTCAAGTATATCAAGCAACAGGATCATTAGAGTTATATAAACAATGGAAAAGAATTAAATGAGTGATGTATTTGAAAGTGTAATAGATGTAGGTAGTGGTTTTATATTAGCCGTACTAATACAATTATTAATATTTCCTTTGTTTGATTTACATCCTAGTATATTAGATAGTATGGGTATCGCATTAATATTTACCGTAGTGTCAATGACTAGATCAGCATTATGGCGAAGATATTTTAGAAGGAGAAGAAAATGAGCAAAGTATTTTGTATAGGTAACGCTGAGAGTAGAATAGGTTTTGATTTAGAAAAGTTAAGACGATTTGGTAAGATTTATGGTTGCAATGCGATTTACAGAGACTTTATGCCTGATGTGTTAACTGCTGTTGACAATGGTATTATACACGAAATATATCATAGTGGTATTGCATCAAATATACCTTGTTATTTTAGAAACTGGACTAAACTACCTAAGATGACATACGATGGTGTTGTAAAAGGCATGATAAGTGAAGAAGAGTTTAAAGAGTTATCCGAGTATGATATTATAAAGGAAAACAAAGATAAGA